AGACAGTCACAACAGCAGTCTACCGACAAGCAAGAATCCGATAGGGATGAAGAAGCAGGTCAATCTTCGGGAAAAGAGTAGTCGAAAGAGCGGAGGACAAGTAAGGGGTAAAGAATGAATTGTACATATTTCTATACTTAAAAAACATTCCAAAACTATTATAAATAAACAGGTTACATTTAGAACAAACATATTTCGGCTCAAAATTGAATTGTACATTTTGCATTGATTGGATAGTGACTGTAAATAGATATTAGGCGCTAAACGGCGCCTTTTTTAGTTGACCGCTCTTAAAACAAGCCTAAATACGCTTAAATAAAAGGAAAAACAGCCCTATTATATCTGCTTTAAAGACCATTTAAGGCTTATTTGGCATGATCGCTAAAATGGCAAAGATAACCTCAAAAAACATAGTGGAGGGACAACTGGAGGGACAGTGGAGGGACAAAATCTGCTTTTAAAATGCACGAGTTACCCCCCCATAATACATAAAAATTACACGAAAACGGCATTTTTTACACGAGTTTACCCCTTTATTCTATTGAGTTTTTTATTTTATAATAGAAATATTAATTTGAAATACAGCAATTTATGACTAATATTTTGGATTTATTATGTTTAAAATCGTGTGTGCGCATAAAAATATGTGTACAAATACGTGTGTTTGTGTTGTTACCGACTTATTTTTTTCTTCTATTATATACTATCCGACTGCTTTCATTCCTTTTTACACAACCAAGCACACGACATACCTTAATAACGTCATCTAAAAAAATATCAAAAGGCTCATAAATAAGTCTTCCTGCCATTGGCCCTTTTTCCCATACTTCATCATTAACAGAGCAGGCAATCCAACAACTTTCATTATTTCCCTTATATAGCCGCTTTATTGCCCTGTATTCGCAGGTTTGTACCATATAGTCTTCACCATATACGATCAAGCGTTTATCAAACACTTCTCGCATGACAATAATACTGCCTGACTTGTATTCCGGAAACATACTGTCTCCATGTACACGCATTGCGCTGTCCGCGTCCAGGAACCAATCACCTGCATCAATATATTCTGCCGGTTCATTTCCGTCTTCCATATTTGAAACCTGAATAGTTCCGGCTTCAGTTTCTATATCATAAAATGGAATTAATTTTCTTCCGGAAGGTATATTTCCTGATTCATAAAATTTAACGTCTGGTTTTTCTGTGTTTTTCAACATTTTACCATTGCCGGTTATTAACCATTCCAAATTCAAATTAGGGTATTTCTCTAATATGATTTCTATTTTATCAGTTCCGATACCTTTTGAAATACTGTTTACATAACCATTGGCTACATTCATTTGTTTTTCAAAATCAGATATTGTAATGTTTTCTGATTTTATAAATTCTTTTATTCTATCTCTTACAGCCATATATCAAATAATTACAAAATAAATTAGATTTTTTCTCTAATTTATTTTGTAATTAGAGAATTACTCTATATCTTTGTTGCGGTTAATTAAATAAACAGTCGCTACAAAGGTAGCAAAAAACATTAAAAAATTAAAAGATATGAAAGATGGAATGATTTTTTTACCACCACATGGATGTATTGGTGAAATAGCTAAACTGACCGGTTATAGCCGGACAACCGTAACAACCGCTTTGCGGAATAATGCACGAGGCCTGAAGGCAAGTAAGGTTAGGGAAATATATTTGAAAAAGTATTCAACAGTAAAATCATGAAAACAAAAAATTTCTTTTTACTACACATGTATTTAGTCAGGCAGGGATATTATAAGACTGCGAATTGGCTTCTTAGGAAGGTTGTTGAAGATAAAAGACCGTCGGTTATATGGCATGGATTGTCTAATGATGCTGCATGGCATGTCAGCAGTATTACAGATGGTAATGGATATAATTTTCAATTAACATATTGATATGAAAGCAAAATTAATCCTTATCAATTGGTGTCTTAGCTTTTGCGGGCTTTCGATAGATACAGAACGTTCACCGCTTTGGGCGGTGCTGATCATGGTTGCTTGGTTTGTAGCGGCAACGATACTTTTGAAAAATGCCGATAAACACGGCTGGATGAATGAAATTGTTAAACGATATAAATTAGATGAATTATGAAAACAAAAGGCGAAATTATTTATGATTACTGGAGGAATTTAAGATATAATCATCATCAGCCTTCAAATTTTCGATGGCTTCAAACAAATCAAATCGTCTCCGCGTCAAAAATGCAGACTGGTCAAACAAGGTTTCACTCAGCAGGTTCAATGCGTTTGAAAAATTTTCTTCAAGTACAGTCACGTAATTGGTGTATAGATTTTTGTATTGATCTGTTGGTAGTGTGTCTTTATAAACTCCTAAAATCAAAGATGTAAGCGTTCTAACACGTGCGTGCAATTCTGCACTCACTGATTGTAGGTTGTCAAAACAAGATTTCAAATCTTCAATGTCTTTAGATAAATTATCCATAATGCTTATATTTTTTAGTTATTGTTTCATTTTGCAAATATAGGCATTATATCCCGGACGCGGTTGGTTCTGTTTCCGGGAACAATAAAAAAAATAAAAAACTTATGTGTAAAGAAAGTCCATACGAATATCACGAAGGAAAATTAGGCGTGCAAGGTAGGTTTTTGTTCAGTGGAGAAAATGCACATCCTGAAAGCCTATGCTTAATCACAGAAAGTGGATTAAAGAAAAAAGTTGGACGAGTAAAAATTGTAAAATTACGAATAGCTACAACCAACACACCAATGCTTGTTTCCTTTGAAAGTTTACCACATAAATGGCAGGAATTAATTGTAATCGCCTTTGGTGAAGCGCAAAGATTAACACAACAGACACTTTTTGAAAAACACTACATCCGGGACATGGAAGCGTTCAGTTTCTTTTCTATCCACAAATTTGATGATCAGACCAGTTTGGAGCGTTCAAAAGTAGATGAATACACCATCAACGCTTCCGTCCTGAATACGATCGGTAAAGTTTACGACAATCGCCGGAAAATACGCAAAGAATTACACGGCAGCGCTAATAACATCTGGTCAATTATTACAATCGAATCCAACCGGTTTAAAGAAACAACCAGACATACACTTCCTGAAAACGAACGCCGTTTGCGCGAAAAATACAATTCATACAAAAAAAACGGATATACAGAACTAATCCATAAAGGACACCGACAGGCTAACGCACTGAAAGTAGATGACGATCATATAGAGTTGCTTAACAATATGTTTACCGGAATGGATCATAAGCCGACATACGCAGAAGTTTCACGTATATACGAAGGTTTTCTGAATGGCTATGTTGAAGTGATCAACGAGACAACTGGTGAATTATACAATCCTAAATCATTTGAAAAATTAAGTGTTGCAACCGTTTGGAACCATCTTTCAAAATGGGAAAATAAAGCTGGAAACTACCTATCCCGCGACGGAAACCGTCAAAACTGGATGCAACTGTTCAAACCTTATCACAATCTCAATAAACTGGAGAAAGCAGGCGCTATTGTTTCTATTGATGACAGGCAGCCACCTTTTGTCTATAATAAAGCGGGCGATAGGGTTTGGTTTTATTGCGGTGTTGATGTTGGAAGCGAAGCGTTTGTCAGTTGGATATACGGAACCTCCAAAGAAGGAATTATCGCTGAATTTTACCGCCAAATGGTACGCAATTATGCTATGTGGGGACTTCATTTACCCTACGAATTAGAATGTGAATCGGCATTGAACTCGGCTTACAAAAACACCTTGCTTCAGGAAGGCAATATGTTTGAGCGTGTCCGGATTGAAGCTAATAACGCGCGAGGCAAGGTGATTGAACGTTACTGGCGTCAACTTCGTTACGGAAAAGAAAAAGAAGATATTGGCTGGCTTGCCCGTCCGTTTGCCCTGTCTGAAGCAAATCAGTCACGTACCGACCGCAATACAAAAATCATAGTTCCTTACGATGAAATTGTTAATCGCAGTCTGCACCATCTACAGGAATGGAATAATATGGAACATTCCAAAATCAAAGGTATGTCGCGCTGGGATGTTTTCCTTTCAATGCAGCATCCCGGATTGACGCCGGTCAATTATCATGGAATATTGCCATACATTGGTTTTACTGAAAAATCATCAGTTCATGCCGGGATGATCAATTTCCGGAGCGAAAAATTTCTGCTTGGAATGGACGGCGTAATCTGCGTTGGCGATAAGCTGATCAATATGATGAAGCAGGTAGAAGGACGTGATATTGAAATAAAATGGCTCGATACCAATCACGGAGAAGTGTTGAAGGCGTACATATACTTGGATAACCGGTTTATTTGCGAAGCGGTTCCACAACCCGGATACCGGCGGGCAAAGATTGACCAGGATGAACACGACTTGATGAATCGGGAATTGATGAGTAAGTATGTAACGACAATTGAAAGCTTTGCCAACCGGCATAAAAAAGGATTGGATAAACTGACGATTATTGACAATCGTCCGGTAACGATAGGTAATTCATTCCAAATATTCGATCCGAACGGACACACAAAAGTTGATTATGTTCCGAATCCGGAACCGGCAAAAGTACTTGCAAGTATTGACAACGATCCGGAACCGTCCATAATCTCAACACAAACTACATCGTTTGTTAAACCGCTATTAAACAGATTTTAAAAATCATTTAAATAAGAAAATATGGAAATTACAGATTTATTCAAAGACAAAGTAGTAACAGAATTATTGACGCTACGTGAAAATTTTGGCGGCTCTGATGCTGCTTTTGCACGCTCAATAGACGTTAATCCGGCTGTTTTTAACCGGATTAAAAACGGTGAACGTGAAAAACTGCTGCCAAACACAACCTGGTTGAGATTGGGACGTGAATTGGGAATCAGTACCAACACACGGAAATGGAACGCTGTTGAAACGGATGTTTTCCTTCAGATACGTGAAGAAATCATGTTTTGCAAACAGTTTTCCAAAAGCCGGATTTTCGTTGATAATTGCGGTATCGGTAAAACATTCACAGCTAAATATTTGGCTAAAACACTGAAAAACTGCTTTTATTTAGACTGTACGCAATGCAAGAAAAAGGTTGAATTTATCAAAGCATTGGCGCGTGTCGTCGGGGTTGAGGTCAAGGGAAATTTTGTTGAGATCAAAGAAAACACAAAGTATTATTTATCAATGTTGGAAAATCCTGTAATAATCATTGATGAAGCCGGCGCATTGTGTAAAGAAGCGTTAGGATTAGTTCAAGAGTATTGGAATGCAACTGAAGGTTTGGTCGGCTGGTACATGATGGGCGCAAACGCTTTGCGTAGCAAGATTAGTACCGGCGTATCTAATGACCGGGACTATTACGCTGAACTGTTTTCGCGCTTCTCTGAAAATTTCAGCTCCATTGTTCCGGCTGAAAAAAATGAGAAATATGCTTTTTACGAAAAATTGATCCGGGATGTCCTTTCGGCTAATATCAACGACAAAGGCATGCTAAATGAGTTGGTAAAGAAAAGTTTGATAAATATCAACGGTACCATTTCGGGACTTAGGCGCGCCGAATCGCTGTTGCTGTTGCATAACGCATAATTGTAATGGCTCGCGGTCGGACAACATCGAACCTGTTTGCTAAAAAGAACACAGCGCCGGTTGTATTTACAAACCCGGCGTTTCAATCGGTTGTCGGCTGTGCGGAACGGAAAGGATGTTGGATTGTTTACGGACGCGAAAAGAACGGAAAAACGTGGTTTACACTCAAATTGGCAAAAGAAATAGCAAAACATGAACGTGTGGCATATATATCGGCAGAAGAAGGATTGGACGACAGTTTTATCAATGCAGTCAAGCGTTCCGGTATTACCGCTTCCGATAATATTCTTTGGGATGAATACCTTTCTGTTGACGATATTGTCACAAAGTTCAAAAAACAGCGTTCTGCCGGAATCATTATGATTGACAACCTGACAATATATTCAAATGAAATGAAGCCATCGGAAGTCAAAAAAAAGCTGTTGGATGCACTTCCCGAAAAGCTAATCATTTTCGTAGCGCACGAAGAAAGAAAAGAGGCTTATCCGGCAATTGCACGCATGACAAAGAAATTAGCAAAAGTTATCTTTCATGTTGAAGGATTAAAGGCTTTTGTAACTTCTCGTTTTTCACCCGGCGGTGAAATTATTATTGATGAAGAAAAAAGTGAAATTTATCATGGAGTTTGTTGATATGGAATATTTAGAATATAGTTTTAAAACAAAGACACATAACGGGAGGCTCTCAAAAACAAGGGTTTTCATGCCTGAGCGTAATATTATTGTGATTAACCGATTAATTCTCGCAAAGGAAGATGATATGAAAGAGGGCTGGTTTACAGGCAGTTTCCCGATTTTTGTATATAAAGATTATGTACTTACACAAATTGAGTTGGTTTTATGGGTAGACAGTTTTAACGCAATACAAGAGGCTTTTAAGATATTAAATGAACAATGGAAAAAATAAAATCAAACCCACACACATGGTTTTTCCGATATGTTTCTAACATGGAAGACTATAATAAGAATTTTGAAAATGTGATTCGGGAGGGAATTGTCCGGGAATATTCTGGCGGTATAACCGGTAGCCTGTCCGATCTATTTGCTAACTATCCGGACAAATACAACCAGATGAAAAAAGAGTTGACCAAACAATCCTTTGATGAACTGGATAAGGCGCGCAAAAGGTTGATTGCCGTTCTGTTTTCATACATGAAGGACAATAAGGAGAAGCCAACCATGCAATATGTAAAAGCGGTTGCCTGCAACGCTGCAAAGGTTAAATATTTCAATGATATTCCATTGAAACAATTACAATACTTGTACCGTGTATTCGGAGAAAAAAATATGAATAACATACCGGAATGGGAGCGTGAACTGATCCGGTCTACATTTAGAAAAGAGAATAAAAATTAAATATTAACAAATTAATTATTAAAGTTATGGATTTAAGTAAATTATCAAAAGAAGAAAAAGAAAAATTGTTTGCTGAACTGGAAGCCGAAAAACAGGCTGAAAAACAAAAGAAAGAACAGGATCGAGAATCCTACAAACAATTAAAAGATGAAGCTATTCGGGATATGTTTCTGCAATTAAAAAACCTGTCAGGAGCAATGATTCATGTAAAAGGAATTGTGTTTTCCAGATTCGACACAATTCGGGGAATGAAAGAAGATTTGTTTAAAACTAAATCCGATAGAAATTCTGATACTTATACTTCAGAAGATGGTACGATCTCGATTAAGTTAGGCAACCGGATATATGAAGGTTGGGCTGATGAAGTTGAAGTTGGAGTGCAAAAAGTCAGAGAATATCTGAAATCACTGGCAAAGGATGAAAATAGCGCCAATCTGGTTGAAACGGTTATGGGTTTGCTGGCAAAGGACAGAAAAGGAAATTTGAAGGCAAGCAAAGTTCTTGAACTTGAAAAATTGGCTAAGAAGTCCGGCGATCAGGATTTCATTGACGGGCTTACGATTATCAAGGAAGCTTACCGTCCGTCGCCATCGTGTCAATTTATTGAAGTAAAATACAAGGATGAAAATGGGAAAGAACAATCTTTACCGCTTTCCATATCGGCATTTGATTAACAATTGACTAAAGTAGCGATGATTATAGCAATTGATTTTGATGGAACATTGCATACGGGCAAGTGGCCCGGCATCGGATCACCAACACCGTATGCAATTGAAACAATGCAGAAGCTGAAAGCAGATGGACACTATCTGATTATTTGGACGTGTCGGGAACGCGGTCATCAAACAGAGATGATTAACTGGCTGTTGGAACAAGGAATCCCATTCGACCGTGTGAACGAACACAAGACAGGTAGCGTAGAACTGTATGGTTATGCTTCCCGAAAGGTATATGCACACCTGTATATCGACGACAAACAGGTTGGCGGTTTACCTCGCTGGGATGAAATCTATGAAGAAGTATGTTTAATGGAAGCCAATTATAAAGCAAAATTATGAAAATCAAATTTGACGCTATTGGTTGTTCTTTAGGATTTGCTTTTTTTATTATAGCGGCGCTTGCAACTGCTATATTATTTATTGTATTACTTTCTTACATTTAAATTAATAGTTATGAATAATACAGGGGTAAAAATCGGTTCACGATTTAAGGACAAAAAGAATGGCGATAAAGCAATAGTAATGGATATTTTCACTGCTTATCCTGATGGAGTTGCAACGCTTCTTATGGAGGTCAAATTTGATGTTGATGATGATATTTGTGTTTTAGGATTTGGAGATTTTGAAGATTATTATGAATTGATAAAATAGACAAAGTTATGAATGTAGATATTTATGTTTCAGAATTGAGCGATGCGATATCATCCGCCAAAGAAAGCGAACGGAAAGAATTAAATGAGATGCTGTTAGACGAGGGATATATTTTGCTTGAGCGCGGCGAATTGGCACCGGCAAACCCGCAGGAAAACATAAGCATATTGCAATTTCTTTTGAATGTAAGAGAATGGACAACAAGAGATGAATTGATACAATTAATAACAGATAGAATATAAACATATCAGTATTCATGAATGCAAGAAAGGAAAATTTACTGAAGCGGATTGAAAACGTTCAACGCATAGTTGAAGAAAACTATGAGACCGGCAACCAAAGCAAATGCAAGTTACAGGCTTATAGAAAAAACGTGATGTCTATATATCCGATGAGTGAACGTACTTTTTGGAGGTACATGAACACTGATGTAAATGAAAAAAAGAAGAAAAATGAAGTGGACAAGAGACAATTAAGTTTCGATTTTTGAAACAGTGATAAAGAGTTATAAACGAATTAGTTCCCGCATGGGAAGATGCAAAAAAGATGTAAAAGTAAATTTTTCTAAAAAGCCTTGCAATTTGCAGGGCTTTTTTGTTTATCTTTGGTGAAAATTAATGCGATTCCATGCTGAATAAAATTTTATCTATCATAGGAAAAAAGAATATTAATATTGAAAAAACAATAGAATATAATGTCCCTAAAACACTCGTTGATTATATTAAAGATAATATTTTTTTCTTTTCGGTATGTAAATCAAAAGAAGAAATGAAAATACTAAGCAGTAGCCTTTTGACTGAATCTAATGAAATAAAACCGTTTTACAAGTTTCACCATGAAGTTCAGAAAATGTATTCGGATTGTAATTCAGCAACTTTAGAAAACGAATATAATTTGGCAATAGCTTGCGCTTTAAGTGTTCAAAAATGGAATGATAATGACAGTAAAGATGAAAGATATAGTCTTCAATTAAGAGAGTTTCAGGGTAAAGAATTTACCCTGCCGTCTTCCGACTCTTTTTGGGGAAAATTCTATCCTCCCAATGATTGGACAGATAATAAATTTTTTGTTTCACTGGTAAGAAAATCAAAATATCCTCAATCAAACAGCATAAAAGCGCAAGAATATATGTCTAAAAAAGTTAGTGTTTTATTCCAATATGATTTTCGATATGGCAAGTTTCCAATAGATAGATTTATAGACTTTCACTTAAATAGAATTTAAAAGCCGTTTTTCAACGGCTTTTTTCTTTACGTTTTCTTCAGACTGACCGTCTTTACATTCGGAATTACCGGTGATACCGGCATCAGTTCAGGCTGACAAGTTGTGTCCGTAAATTGCACTGAATAATATAGTTCCGTTTGATAGCAGCCGTCATTTCGCTTTGTTCTGCGCATTTGTTCACGTATCGGAAGCCCGTAACCTTCCTGCAAAAAGTTTTGACCATGAATAACTTTGTTCACGTCCTCAATCAGTTGCCAAATTTTTTTGGCATTCTCTTTTTGACCTGTCGGCGCTGCCTGGCTGCTGTTACTTAATTTGAGGTCAAACAGCCGGATTACGACTATTGCGGTTCCCTGTTGGATAAAATTACCGTTATTGGTGTATTGCGCCGATTGAATGTCAATTAAAGCGCACGGGTATTTCACCGGTGGGTTTGGGAAGAAATCCATTTGCCCCCAATCCTGATCCACGTACTTTAATGCAGGAACTTCCTGCGCCAATCTGTCCTGAATGTTTTGAACAACCTGTTTCATTTGACTATATTATTAAGTTCATTATCTAAGTATTGTTTCACATCGCTGTTGAACCATTCATCAGTAACATTTTTAACGCTTTGCTTCACCACCGAATGATCGCCGATGAATTGGCGTTGTGGTATGGTTATAACCGATCCGACCTTTTTTAATGCCATATATTTCCAAAACAACGCTTCAGCATTCAGGTTTTTGCTGTTTCCACCGGTTGCCATTTTGAACCGGTACCAAAAGAAACCTTTCATTTTTTGCGTTACCGTGATAGTTCCGCCACTATTGTGTGTATCTGCGTATGGCAATGATGATTCCCATTTTATGGCATTATTCCCAATAATTTCGGAACGCAGTGATTTTCGCAAGGCACCGGTTCGCATCATCAACGATCCGGTTGAATTTTTGATTGCCGGCTTCCATGCTGTGTTGAAGAATGCCTTTCTTTCAAAATTACGATCAAATTCATCGTTCAACTCAACTTGGATATCTTTTAAAAGCTGATTAAAAAGTTGCTGAAATGTTTGCATAATATCTACATCTATGATTCTTCGCTGTTTTCGGTTGCCTTTTTTGTAATAACATCCTTTTCCTGTTTGCTTAAACTCTTAAAATACGGATGATGTTCTGGAAATATCACCTGTTGCTTTCCGGGATTGAACCGGAATATATTGTTTTTTCCTTCAGTAGCTTGCATCCCGTATTGCTTTGCCTGCGAACTGTCCGATTCGGAATATTTTGATTTCCGAACCTGAACGGCAGTGCAGCGACAATTCCAACCGTTTGGTGGGAAATATTCCGTCCAAAACGAATCGGAAGGCGGCAAAGTGGTATTTTGAAGTATCGCATGCGATTCACGAACACGATCGTCACCAGCTGTCCTGTATTGTAAATTATATCTGTCTCCGTCCGCTTCATAATCATTCCATTTGGATGCCATTTGCGCCGATTGGGTTGCAAATCCGTATTCGGCTTGCAAATAAGATTGATTGTACTCAGGATAAATGGTTTGTGCATCCTGCCAAAATTTATTAAATGGCTTTATATTCCCGTTTTCATCCGACAGCAATCCGCCAAGTTCTTTCAATTGTGAATATGTTTTGGCGCCGGAAAAAATATATACGTTTTCGGAAAGGTTTCGTTGCATCACTTGTGGAACATTGTGTCCAATTCCTTTATTATAACCTTCCTGCAAAATATCGTTTGTTGCATTTAACAGTGGCTGAACGTTTTTGTGATTTATGTCATCGGAATTGATGCCGGTTTTCTTATCCCTGAAAATCCAACGTGCAGCCTTGTTAAATGCCTTTTGCAGATCGTCATTTTCCGTTTCAGATATTGATAAACGTTCGATGTGTCCCCCGCAATCAGGACATTTATGATTATAAAGATTATGCAGTGACAGTTTATCCGGTGATGACACTGCCGTTGCACCTACTGAAAATTTACAGCTTTGTCGGTTACCGGAATACCAAACTTTTCTTTGATAAAATCATTGTCCACTTCCTTGTATGACAGCAGTTCCTTAGTGTATGTCCAAAGCTGGTCGGTATCTTCAACGGCTTTAAATCGGAAACGTGAAGCGGTTCCTGGTATCCATCCAATCCTGATCCAGGCAGGAATAACAACAGAGTTCATGTAAACTTCAGCCATCCGTTTATCGGCATCAACCAGCCTGTCCAATAACGAAATGCTAATTTTTTCCTTACTTTCGTTTCCGTTTTTCGTATCCTGCCCGATGATTGCGCCGGCAACCAACATACTCAGTTCATTGTTACAAAGATTTATCAGATTTGCATAAACATCTCCGTTTGTGTTAACTCCTTTGGCAAAATCAAATTCTTCAGTTTTATCAATGATGAACCATGCAGCAGCTCCAACTTCACGCATCATGGATTCGGCTCGGTCAAGCATGGCAGGATCACGTGTTTCCGTTTTCATTACACGCGGCGGGATGCCATATATCTCACAGAGTTCAGACCAGCAGGATTGCGCAAATTTTTTGAATAAAACATGAGGAACAACCTTATCCATCAAACCAATTCCACCGGAATCAAATTCAAGTATCCAATTGCCAAATTCTTTTGTGTCCCGGTACTCAATATAATTGTTCATTGAAGTATCCGGATAGAACCTGCCGACGGATGGTATGATATTTCTCCGGTTAATTAATTCAACGTTCTTTGTGCCATTTTTTACCGAAAATTCAATCACAGAATAACCGTAAAACTCGCTGTCCCAAATATGTCCCAAAACATCAGTGGTAATTGGAATTTCCTGAATGATTTTTGTCATTTTTTCATCCGGTTTATCATCCGGCGTCACCAGTTCAAACGGCGCCGATATAGTTTGTTCACGCCGGTTGTTCATCTGCGATGTTAACAGTGCATCACCTGAAATGTCTGTAAAGACATCTTGCAAAAGATATACTTTCGGATCGGTTGGTGCAGTTGCCAGTTGTTTGCTCCATTTCCAGTCCGCAATATCACGACGTGTCTGCAATATGTATTTTTTAACCACGCGTGGTGCAAGTGACAGTGTATTATTTTGTGTTGCCATATAATTTGATTTATTCGTGATAAAATTTTCTACGTGAACCGTAACGGAAAGGCTTTTTACCGCTTCCGGCATCCGGATCGGGTTCAATGGTTGGCAGGTCGGGCGTCAATGTTGGCGAACCTTTATAATCTCCTATGCCGGCAATCTTTTCCAGTGTTTTGATAACATTTTCATACCTTTCTTTCACATGATCATAAATGATGTCAACATTCGACAACTCGCAAATATTCCATGCGGCAACCGTTTTACACATACGAAGCACAAACGGGTCACGATCGGAACCGGTTACCCCGAATATTTTATTAATGTCATATCTTGGACGCCCGTCGCTCCATTGTTTTTGATTGGATGCCGTAAAGTATGATTTCACTTCCGATACGCCTGCCAGGATCCCATCCATAACAATATCAGGATCATTTTCAACAATTTCTCCTACTTGGTAGGCATACATTACCGATTTTATTTCTTCTTCTGTCAGAAACATAATTAAATGCTGTTTAATTGTTATTTAATACCGTCGTGAACTCCGTTTTTGATAGCGGAAATTATTCAAAGCCATACCGCCTTTTTTATCCAATATTTTATACCCGCCTTCAATGCAGTCCGGTGCATCTATTGCGCCTTTGTATGTAGGTGATACTGCTTTGAATTGACCGTCGGTTTCCTGCATGTATTTATTCTTTTCTTCCTTTTGATTAAAGATCAGCCATCCCAATTTATAGGGTGGTTGCAGTGTGGCTTCTATACGTGTATATTTATTTGCCTTTGGTCTTTGATCCTTTTGGACAAACAGCGGTACTTGTTTTTGCACACTGATACGCTTAAATTCCGGTTCATAGAATGAATCAAAGAAACCTTCCTGAAGGCTGTTGCATTCCATATAATATTGCGCTGTTGCGCCTGCTGCTGTCACAATAGTGTACATATCATAATAAGCCTGAATAAATTCAGCCTGTCCACACTGTTTGCAAAATATCTTTATTATATAGGTAATGCCCTTTTTTCTCCCTAATAATGCAACCACTTTGAATGAACTGTTTTTTGACTCCTGGTTTGATGTGGACGGATCGCCATACGCAATCAACTGTTCCATTGTAGAAAGCATTGGTATATTTCCGTATGTAAGGTTAAAAAAGATACGGCCTTCAGTTACCGGACTATTATAATATTCCTGTTGGATGATAGAATATGGTAAAATGGAAAGCGCTTCATCAATATCCTGTTCACTGTTTTTTGACCAACTACTAACGCCATTTGTCCTGATGTTCACTACATCAACATAATTGGCTTTTTTCATCATTTCAGTCATGCAGCAATATTCGGCAATGATGTTTCCACATGTTATTATCAAAAGTTTGATATATATTTCACGTGTTCCGATAACCGCACCGAAAATCCATTTAACACGTTCTTTGATAATATCGGGATTCTTGCAATCCTGATCCGTATCAATATCATCAAACAACAGTGTATCGGGCCGGACATTGTTTTCATTTGCGCCACGTGGCGACTGATCAGCGCCAACAGCACGGAAAGCGGCGCCTCTTTTAGTTATGAAATCACCGGTTTTCCACTTTTTGAAACCATACTGTTTCCCGTAATCGTTTATGATCCGCTGATTGGAATCCAGTTCTGCGCGGAAAGGTTCAAGAAGTCTGCACGCATTTTCCCACGAATTTGAGATCATTAAAACGTTTTTCTTCTTTCCGGTCACAACTAATTTTAAGACCTCCATTCTTGTCCTTGTGGATTTTGCCAGAGATCGTGACCAGCATCGGCATTCAAACCAGTTCCTGTCCTGCATAACACGTTTTGTGGCTTTTATATGAAAATCAGCCGGTGGTATGGGTTCATTCGTTCCGGGATTGTTCGAGACATGGGGAAAGTAATAGGTAAACCATGCTTCATTATCAGCTTCCAGTCGTTTAATGCGTGCCTGTTTCTCTCCAAATGATTCAGTCTTTTCAACTGTTGTAGCTTTTTTTAACCCTTCACGATAAGTTTGCCATTCGTTATATGCCTGTTTTGTTTCCTGAATTGTAGCCATATCATTTCATTTTACTTTCGATATAAGCATTAAAATGGTCGCTGATCCGTTTGGCTTCTTCAACATCGTACTTCCTGATAAATTCACAGAGTCCGATGCAAACACTGGTAATTTCGGCAATACCGGTTTCTGTTTCCAATTTTTTGATTGCAGCCGATATTTTAATCATCCGGTCTGATTCGGATGACGTTGGAAACCTGCTGCCAGCTTCCCTGTCTGCGATGTTTTTGTTCAGTTCAGCAAGTTGTGCATACCAATTGGAAAGAACGCTTTCTTTGGTAGTGGTCAGGTTTGCGCGCAGCAATTCCCATTTACCGTCTTTTACCCAACGACCAATGGTATTTTCAGCCGTACCAACCATTTTTGCAATTTCCTTCTGCTGATGCTTTCCGGTCAAAAACAGTTCTTTTGCCAGCTTCTTTTTTTCCTCTCTGTTTAATTCTTTTGCCATATCCATCACTTTATTTACAGTGCAAAAGTGGGTATTTGATATACCATATTAAAAAAAGACTGACATCATGACGGTGATTTTTTGCAATCAATTATCCGATTAGCACCTTTGCCCTGAAATTTAATTGAAAAAATGGGAAAAATATTTGTATTATCAGATGGGGCAAGCACCAATTCAAAAGGTTACAGGATAGCCATCGCCGGACTCAAGATGGAGCGCTTTGCCTTGAATCCGGTAATGTTGAAAGAACACAATCCGGACATTGTGATTGGCAGATGGGAAGATTGGAAAAAGGAAAACAATCAGTTGACTGCATTGCCGGTATTCGATATGGAAGATCCGGTTGGAAAAGAGATTGCAAGGAAGATTGATAAAAATTTTCTTCGCTGTGCCTCCGTCGGAATCATACCAATAAAACTGGAATACATTGACGATGAATTTGTGATGTCCGAATCTGAGCTGGTAGAAGCCAGTATTGTTTCCATTCCTTCCGATGCCGGCGCCATCCGATTATACAATGAAAAACTGGAAGAACTGACATTTGACCAGGTTAAAATAAACTTCAATTTTAATAATAACTATCAAAAAACAATTCAAATGAGCGAAGTAGTTTTTAAGCTGTCGCAAAAGACAGTTGAAATCCTGAAACTGGATGCCGATTACACACCTAAAGATGTGGAACTGGCAGTTGCAGAAAAGGACAAAGAAATCGAAAAACTTAAAGCAGATTTGAAAGCCAATCAAAAACAGGCGCAAACCGATTATCTGAACGCTGCTGTAAAAGCCGGCAAAATTTCGGAAACAGAACGTTTGTCCTTTGAGAAGATGGCTGAAAAAGGAGTCTTTGAGGACGTAAAAGCAATGATTGACGCGAAAATGGAATCAGCGAGCGAAACCCTTGCTGATAAGGTTCAAAAATCAAACCTTACAGCAGGTCGTGAAACATGGGATTACCTGAAATGGATGAAGGAAGATTCGAAGGGATTAACCAAAATCAAAGAGGAAAATCCGAAAGAGTTTGAAAGGTTACAATTAACACTTAAAAAGTAAAATCAATGGCAAGTGTATTTAAAGAAATTTTTACATCAATCATTTTAAGCCTCTTTTATCCCGACGGATCATGGCTGAATGAATTGACAAGTATGGATCACATGGTTGATAACAATACTATCAACCTGGCAGAATGCGGGGCTGACCCGGAGGTAGTGGAAAACAATAATGTTTGGCCTTTGGTTCCGGTTCAACGAACGGATACAGGTATCCGGATTCCATTGGCAACGTTCGACACCAAGCCCACACATATTACTAATGTAGAAGAAATGGAAACAGCATATAATAAGGCTGAATCTGTTGCAACACAACACGCAAACACTTTAAGAAAGAAAGCGTCCGTGTCTGCTGCGTATAATATTGCGCCAGCAAGTCATACATCCAACACACCGGTACTTAAAACCACCGGCGCCGATCGCGGTGACGGTACAAAGGCAATAACCTACCGTGACATTACGGAATTATCATTGGCTTTTGATAATGGCGATTTGCCACAGGAAGGACGTATTTTATTGTTAAGTCCACAACACAAAGCGGACTTAAAAAATGAAGATATTAAGTTGTATAAACAGATGATGATCGATGGCAACATCGACACCTTCAAAATATACACATTTACCGGCAATCCCAAATATAATGTTACGACAGGCGCAAAGATGCCATACGGATCGGCAACCGGCGCTGTGACGTCAGTTGCTTTCGTAAAAAGCGAAGCGATGCGTGCAATGGGTACAATTGAGGGTGAACCGGAAAAGCGTTGGGCTGATTATCGTGGCTGGTTGCTTGGTTTTCAGATGCGTTTTGTGGCATTGCCCTTCCGTTCATACGGTATCGGTGCAATTTATACTGATGCGGCATAATTTTCATGTTTTTTCTTCATAAATCCGAAACAGGCTTCGCCTTCATTTATGATTTGGTCTGAAGCCTGTTTTTAAAATCAATTTTAATCATGGCAAAAAAAAATGTTAAAACAAATAAAGAAGTGGTTGTGCAGCCTGCAACGGATTTACTGGCAGTACAAGAAACAGCAGGAAATTCCGATTCCGCGTCGGCAACGCCGGAACAACCTGAAGGCAATGAAGAAAAACTTCAGGTTTCAGCGGAACAGGGTGGAAGTCAGCAAGCAGATAACAAAGGGAATGCCGGACTGGATTCTGAAAATAAAGAAGAAACAGTTGGCGAAGAAGGGGGTGGAACTGGTGATCAGGTAACGGATAGTGAAATTGAAGAAACCTACCAGGAGGCAAAAGCAGTCATTGAAAAGATGGTCGATGATTACTTGCAGGAAAAAGGTATTGTAACTGTTGACGCTTTTGAAAAAGGGAAAGCAGAACAATGTAAAAAGATTGCATCGGACGTATTTGCAAAACATGCCAACTGTAAGATATTGCATTTTACATCAGACCTGATTCCATTCTTTGAAAAAAGCGATGCGCACAAACATGCCGGATCATTGAAAGATGATGTAGTTGTAACAATTAACAAAGAGTAAAATGAACGGATTACCAAAAGTAACAATTGATTACGGAAACGGTGCGTTAGGTCAAACGATTTCAAGCGCAGACGGATTGCTGTGTTTGGTTGTATGTGGCGCTGTAGCTGTAGCCGGAACGTTTGATTTAGCAAAACATTACAGCATCAGACGACTTTCGGATGTGGACGCGCTTGGAATCACAGCCGGTAACAATCCTCTGCTGTATCAAACCGTGAAAGATTTCTATACGGAGGCTCAGGAAGGAACCCGCGTGTTCATCATAGGCTATCCAACTACCTTGAAAATGTCCGATGCGCTGAATAAGGATAATCCTTATTTGCGCAATGTAATTGATGCAACCAAAGGTGAGTTACGGGGTTTTGTTGTTACGGCCGTATCAACAGGAACGCCAACAATCACAGATGGTTTAGATAGCGATATTCCGGCAGCATTGCTGAATGCGCAAGGGTTAGGAGAATGGTCGAGAACTACACGGTATGCACCTATATTTGTCATCCTGGATGGACTGAATTTTACCGGTAGCGCATCGGAATTAAAAGATTTGAAAACAAATTCTTATTACCGTGCAGCCGTTGTGCTTGGTTCGATTACAGCCGGTGCAAAAAATCAAGCTGTTGGATTAGTTGCCGGACGGATCGCATCGGCAAGCGTTGACCGTAACATTGGACGTGTGGCTGACGGCGCTTTGAATGTACTCACCATGTTTGCCGGCAACACAACGATTGAACTGGCAGATACGGAAACAATCTATGATCTGTCATACATCACCTTCAGAACGTTCACCGGAATATCCGGCTATTTTATTTCGGATGACCTGATGGCAACGAAAGAAACGGACGATTACAACCATTTAACAGCAGTTAGAACAATCGACAAAGCAGCACGCATTGCGTATGCTGTGTTGGTTCAGCAGCTGTTGGACAAAGTCAGTGTGAAATCGGACGGAACCATGTTGCATCCGGTTATTGTTTCTTGGCAGCAGATCGTTATCAATGCCATTGCGTCAAACATGACTGCGCAGGGTGAATTGTCAGATGATGGTGATAACGGCGTACAAGTTTCCATTGATCCTTCACAGGATGTATTGGCAACCAGTATGATTAATGTGGAATTACGTGTACGTCCTTTTGGATACGCACGATATATAAAGGTATTGTTAGGTTTCACCGTAAACGAAAGTTAATATGAATGGATTTCAAATCAACGGACGTGAATACGAATGGGCAGACATCAGCATGGTTATCGGTGGTGTACCCATTGCCGGATTTCGGGAAGTAAAATATAAACGGCAGCGTGAAAAAGAGGCGATGTTTGCCAAAGGCCGAAAGGCGCACAGCATTCAAAGCGGAAATGAATCGGTAACAGGAAGCATCAAATTTACGCAAAGCCAACTGGAAGCGCTGGAAGTGGCAACCGGCGGAAACGTATTGACTGCAAAGGTTGATATTGTGGTATCATACGGCGCTGAAGCAACTGTGACATCAGTAGCTTCAACGGCAATTTCGACAGACATCATTATCGGCGCTGAATTTACCGAATACGAAAAGGGTATGGCGCAGGGAGCTAAATTTATGGAAATTGACATGCCGTTTTTGGCATTGGATATTAAAAACGCTTAAATATTATTTACAATGGACGAATTAAAAGGAACGGCGACAGCCGAGCAGATTGCGGAATGGAAAAAGAAGCACGGTGATATTTTCAAAGTCGAAGTGGGCGATTCCGTCTGCTACCTGAAAAAGCCGGACAGAAAAACAATGTCTTATGTGGCAACACTCGGAAACAATCCGATACGGGCCAATGAAGCGCTGTTACAAAACTGTTGGCTGGGTGGTGACGAAAGCATCAAAACAGACGATGAAAAATTCTTTGGCGTATCTGCCAAACTGAATGAAATTGTTGAAATCAAGGATGCTGAAATAACAAAGCTCTAAAGTCAGCCACAAATATTGTTGCCCAAAACGGGATCTTGCAAATAAACGCACAATTACGGTATTATCTGCATATTGAAGATCCCGACGGGCTGACTGATGAAGAATGGGCAATACAAGCCGAATCGTTAAACTGGATTAGAAAAAAAGAAGCCGGGAAATGAGTAATATACTTTCTTATACATTAGACCTGAAAGGGAATATGACGTCCACAATGCAAAAAATCGGTGCCGAATCCAAAAATGTCAAAAACGGACTTGAGCAGGTAAGCGGTGTAGCATCAGGGTTAGGAAATATTTTTAAAATGGTCGGTATAAGTTTCGGTGCTTTCCAGATTTTCAATATGACAAAGGAGGGCGTCGAAAAGGTACATGCGCTCCATCAGGCAGAAGCGCAGTTGGCAAATACCATGCAGAACATGGGAGCGTATAGTCAAGAAGCCTATGAGAAAGCCATAAAAGGTGCTATCGACATGTCTAAATCCGTTTTATTTTCCAAAAGTGAAATTATAGGTCTGCAAAGCCAGCTGCGTATGGTCGGTAACATCGGTGAAGGTGAAATGAGTAAGTTGGCAATGGCATCTGCCGATATGGCAACAAAATTTGGGATGGGATTAACTGAAGCCGGAAATGCAATTGCTAAGGCGGTTAATAATCCTGAAATGATGCGTCGTTTGGCGATGCAATTAAAAATTGATCCGAATACGGTTGATAAAATTCAGAAAATTGCCAAAGCGGGTAATGAAGCAAAAGCACGCCTGATGCTGATTGATGTTGTACAGCAAAAAGTTGGCGGCGCTGCACAGGCTGCTTTTAATGCCGATCCGTTGGCAAGGTATAATAAAACGATGGGAAGTATTAAGATGACGCTTGGTGAGGTTGCTGTCAGTATTCAAAAAACACTTGCGCCGGTAATGGAAATAATTTCCATTGTTTTTCAAAAAGCAGTAAAATGGCTGACTGATACGTTTGGTGGTTTTTTCGACAAACTGAAAAGCGGTGATCCTGTTATAACTGGAATAACTGTAGCGATTGGATCGCTTGCGGTTGCGATAGGAATTATAACAACTGTTGTAAAAATTTGGACCGCTGCACAATGGCTGCTAAATGTAGCTATGAGCGCTAATCCGGTTGGTTTGATTATTGCCGCTATAGTTGCTCTTATTGCAATCATAGCTTATGTAGCATACACAACAGATGGATGGGGAAAAACATGGGATAACGTGATGAAATGGATGAAACTCGGTATTGACTTATTTAAGGAAAGTATATCGTTAAAATGGCTTGAAATAAAGAATGTTTTTTTATCCGGGTTTGAGGTCATTGAAAAAGGATGGTATAAATTACAATCTCTTTGGGATAAAAAAGGCGCCAATGCCGGACTTGCGGCATTGGAAAGCCAGAGAAATGCACGTTTGGATGAAATTGCAGCTTCAAAAGGAAAGATTGAGGAGTTGAAGAAACAAATGTCGGACATGACAGTCTGGGAGGTCAAAAGCAATGGAAAAGGACTGAAGGACATCATGGGAGATGTAAAGCAAAAGCTGGGTATTTCAGCGCCTGGCGTTCCGGGAACAAATACTACTGGTGTTGCCGGAACCGGCAGGGTGATGAGCGGTGGCGGAACCGGAAGCGATGCAGGTAAAGATACCGCGAACAGTATTGCAACCGGCGGAACCAAAACGACGAATATCACTATTAATTTGGGTGAACTGGTTGGGACAATAAACATCAATAAAAACGGATTTCGTGAGTCTGCCGAAAATATGCGTGATGTTGTTTTAGATGAAATGACACGTGTGCTTTCAATGGCACAGGGACAAGCGATTTAAGATTATGGCATTACCTTTCAATACAATTTTTACAAAGAATGACCGGATCACGGTACGTGATGCCAGCGATTTGGTTCAATCCGGACAACCGGTGTCAATGGTTCTTCCATTGTCTTTCCGTTTACCGGATGGATCGTGGTGGTTGTTCCCTGTTGAACCGCTTATTTCCATATCCGGCAAAAATACGATTGTCCGGCGAAATGTAGCAAAGTCCGAAAGGCGTGGAACCATAAAAGAACGTTGGGCTGAAGATGATTTGCAGATAAACATTCAGGGATCGTTAGCTCATTCCGATTTGTACACCTATCCGTCACAGGAACTGTCAACGCTGTACCAAGCAATTACTCAACGAAAAGCTATTGAGATAAAAAATGAATTGCTTCAGCTATTAAATGTGCATCAGATTGTTGTTGAACCATATTCGTTTCCTTTTTCTAAAGGTGAAAACGTGCAGAACTTTTCCATTGATGCTTACAGTGATGATTTGTATGAACTGTTTATTGAGGTAAAAGATGTTTAACATGGTTTATGATATACAGATCGGAAGCTATAAACTCGGTTTGTTAGAATCAGTAGAAATACACAAGTCCGTTGACTTGTTGGCAGACACAGCCGTCGTGACAGTTCCGGGCGTTGTCTATAATCAGTCGTTGGATATTGAAGACAAGGTGAAAGTAGGTGACGCTGTAACCATAAAACTTGGATATGATGACAACCTGATAACTGAATTTGAAGGTTATTTGCAGCGAATTGATACGGACGACAGTCGGCTTACTTTCAACTGTGAAGATGGAATTTATTTGACCAGGAAGCCGGTTAAAGACAAGCAATTCAACAAAACAACCGTAAAAGAAATTGCCCAATACTGCCTGTCTGAAATCGGTATGAAAGAATTAAATTGCACCTGTGATATTACATACGAAAAGTTTGTCATCAAAAATGCTAACGCTTTCGATGTGCTGAAAAAAATACAGGAAGACACACTGGCAAATATCTACATGAAAGGCAGTGAACTTAATATCCATCCACTCTATATTGAAAAAGGCGGCGATGTCTATTATGATTTTGCTGTCAATATTGAAAAATCCGATTTGAAGTACAGGAACAAAGACGATCGCAGGTTTGAAGTGACAGTTGAAGGTGTCACGTTAGATGGAAAGAAACAGAAAGTAACAGTGGGTATAACCGGTGGTGAAAAAAGAACCATTTTTGTTTCAAGTCCTATGAGTCGGGAGGAATTAATAAAACGGGGTGAAGCCCAAATGAAATACCTTACTTACGACGGTTATGAAGGAAATATCATCGGTTGGCTGATTCCTTTTGTCGAGCCAACATACTCTGCACACATACATGATCGGGAATATGAGTTCAAAACCGGATCATACTATGTGATTTCAGTAACAACCACTTTCAGTGAAAATGGAGGTATTCGTAAAGTAGAATTGGGACGTAAATTAACCGGCAATGGATAAGTACAGACGTATATCAGAATTATTGAAATACTTTCGGTTTAATGGACAGGCGTTTTTCCCTGCAACAATTGAAAGCGTTGAGGGCAATACCTGTACCATTAATATTGACGGGCTTTTAATTTCCGATGTCCGATTGAAAGCAACGACCGCAAAAACGGACAATCAGGTACTGTTAATTCCAATGCCTGGAAGCAATGTGTTGATTGGATCGTTTTCCGGAGATCTTAACAACTTATTTGTATTGGCAGCTGATATTATTGATAAAATTGAACTCACATGCAATGGACAGAATCTGATGCAACTATTGTCGCAATTACTTCAACTACTTTCCAAAGCACAGGTAATTACGCCAAACGGGACTGGGACATTCGATCCGGGAACGATCAGTCAATTAAATGTCATTGAAAATTCATTAAAACAGATATTCAAATGAATAAGAGTTTAGGTATCCTGTTGAATCCAGCTACTAATGATTTTGACATTAAGGTGGTCAGGAACTCTGAAGGAAAGATTGTTCAGGGTTTGCATATCGGTGATGTAACAAAGCAAAATACAGCCATTATCCTGTATATGCAGCCGGGAGAACTCAAAGAACAACCAACGGTTGGCGTCGGCATCGACAATATGTTGCTGGATCATGATTTTTTATTGTATAAGCATAGAATTAGACAGCAATTGGGCGCTGAAGGAATGCAGGTGAATCATCTGGAAATAAACGGTCAAAATATTGAAATTAATGCAAATTACAAGTAAGCAGGGGCAATGGCTGGGTGATATTGTTGTGCGAGAAGCCGGAAGTATCGAAGCGATTGTTGAGATGGCAATCAATAACGGCGTCTCGATAACCGACAAGATGACCGCCGGTTCACGGGTTCTTCAATCCGTTCCGGTAGACAGGCGTGTGATGAACTATTATAATATAAACAACATATATCCGGCGACAGCAGCAGATCCTGACGGAAGGAGCTTTAGAGGTATCGGATATATGGCAGTAGAAATAACTTTTATAGTATCATAAAATTATGAATGAATTTTTTACAGCTTATTTAGATTCGATATTAACATTCATTACGGGCGGTGGTTTAGCTGCCGTTTTAGCAGTTAAATATACACGCAAGACAGCGCAGGCGGATGCTATGAAAGCAGTCCAGGACGTTTATCAGGAAACAATTCAGGATTTACGTACCGATAAAGAAATAATGAAAAAGGAAAATTTGGAGATGAAAGGTCAGATTTCCAGCCTTGAAAAAATAGTCGAGCAAAATTGTGCTGATATACGTGAACTGAAAACTTATAAGTGTATTGTGGTAGATTGTAAAAATAGAAAAAAAGAGTAAAAAGATGGCAAAAATGACACCGAAACAATTTGTTTCAGAATATTATAAACATGCGATTAGAACGCAATCAAAAAAAGGAATAGATGCGCGTTTTACACTTGCGCAGGCTGCACTTGAATCCGGATGGAGCGAATCGGCTCCTGGTAACAATTTTTTTGGAGTGAAAGCAACAAAAGATACTCCGGAAAATAAAAAACAATTACTTACAACTACCGAAATTTTAAGTGACGATAAACAAGCATATCGTTTTCCTGAAGTCATATCAATAACCAGACGGACAGATGGAAAGTATTTATATAGAGTGAAAGACTGGTTCAGAAAGTATGATTCGCCCGAAGAATCATTCACTGATCATGCAAACTTTTTCTTTCAAAACAAGCGTTATGCAAAAGCTTTAGAGTTCAAAAATGATTCTTACAAATTTGCAGAAGAAATTGCAAGTGCCGGTTATGCTACCGATCCGAATTATGCAAAATCACTAAAATCAGTTATACAAACAATAGAAAAAAACATGCAATGAAAAATTTAATATTCATATTATTGGCTTGTGTGTGTGTGATTTCCTGCAAATCACCGCAAAAAACGGTTTCCGATTCAAAAATGAATCAGGAAATAAAGATTGATAATGACATATCATCATCAAATGAAAACAGGTTGAAGGAACTGACTGATCAGATTGTAAAAAGACTGATTAATGAACAATTAAACATTGACATTAAAAATGTAAAATATGACACGGAAAAGCCGGCTGATTCACTTACCGGAAAACATCCGGTAAGTGAAGAAACAAACATAAAAATCAATAGGGAAACAACCGTGAACCAAACGGACAGCATACATCAGGAAAAAGACAGCGTTTCGGTAAATAAAACAGAGGATAATTCAAATATAACCGTCAAAACAAAGTCCGAAATAAAAGAAGAAAAGCAAACCGGATTAAGCGATTTACAAAGGAAACTGATGGCTGTCGGTGTATTGTCGATTATCGGAATTATTGTTTTTATAATCATTAAAATAAAGAAATAATGACTATTGCTGAATTTAAGCGCCTGATGACTGATTCGTATATCGGTAATGATACTATAATAGAAACTTATAGATTGTCTCCCGATCTGACGTTTGAAGATCAGTTTTCAGCCGTGTCGTTGGAAAATATTATTTTCTCGGATGTTTCCACTGCAATGTTTGTGATGCAGGAATTATTTGAGCGGTTCAAAATTGATATTTCGGAAATACTGAATGCACAACTTTCCGGTACGGTCAATTGGTATGCTTATAAAGCAATGTTATTTCAATTTGGGATGGAATTGGTTCCGGAAACCGATTTTTATGATAACACAGGACTTACAGCCGGACAAATTGCAGCCATGCGGGTTGTTCATTATGCAGCAGCCGTTGAAGCAAGAGACAAAAGCATTCTTTATGTGAAAATTGCAACAGATGACCAAAATGGAGTAAGGCAGCCGTTGTCACCCGCTCAGTTAATTGCATTTAAACAATACTTAAATAACGTTCAATACGCAGGCATGCGCACATCGGTAATTAATGATCCGCCTGATGAAATGCGTTTGGTAATCGACATTTATTATGATCCGTTGGTGCTGGATGAAACTGGACGCCGGTTGGACGGAACCGCCAACACGCCGGTTCAGGATGCAATCAGAAACCATTTGAAAAACCTTTCATTTAACGGCACATACACCAACCAGGGATTAGTTGATACTTTACAGGTAATTGATGGCGTTCTTATAGCTGAAATCAAGTCTGCTGCATCAAGGTTTGGTGTATTTACCGAATTTACGGAAATAAATGCACGTGAAGTTGCACATGCCGGATATTATCAAATTTCAGACGCAAACTTGATCTTAAATTTTATACCGAATGAAGAAGTATTATAATATCAATTATTCATTGCTGGTTTTACTTTTAACACCGGTATTGCTACGAAATGAAGTAGTAAAGATATTTATCACATCACTGGTTAAGCCGTTGGATTTACTAAATAGCAGTTTCAATACTTTTGTTCAATCCCTGTCAACAAGTATCAATGCACAAACATGCTATATACAGGCACTGTTGAATGATAATTTTGATTTCGTTGAACGCCGGATCAGGGTAAGAATTGCACCGATTGATTTTGATTTTTTCCTGTTATGGAAGGAAAATAAGAATAAACCAATAATGATTTCCAAAGAAGCAGCGGAAGGATTTACACCATATTTGCTGAACAGGGATAGTCAGATCGGCGCAAACAACACAGATTTTGAAGTAGTATTTCCAATGGGCTATACATTATCTGTTCCTGAATTAAAACGTTTGAGGATATTGGTAAATCAAAATAAAATAGCATCTAAAAAATATAGTATCGTATATGAATAAAATAAATTTTACGGCAAAGGACAACTTTCCATTATCATCGGATACAATGGATATGTTGCAACAAATGATTGGATTAAGCGCAAATATGTCTTTGCTGGGTGGTTCAAATTACATTCTTTCAGGATGTGTTGACAATGGCACAATGGTAAGCAACGGTATTATTGTCATAAACAGAGAATTACTTATGTTTGAAGGTGGAGCAAAGAAAACGAAGATTACTATTGCGCAAACAACCCAAACACTCCACGCATTCGGTGTTGATTATCCTGAAGCATACATTTTCCGCAATGCAAAATTTTCTGATACAGGTGAATACAATTGGTCTGATTTTGTTCAGGTTCTGACAAATCAACAGCTACAACAAAGAGTTGAATCGATAAAGGGAGATGTGCCGGGAACTGTAAAAATGTGGTCTGGTCAAGTGGCAAAGATCCCATCTGACTATAAACTATGCGATGGTTCTATATTGTCTGTAACTGATTACCCTGAATTGTTTGAAAATTTAGGAACTGCATTTGGAGGTAACGGCGTTAGTAGTTTTGCATTGCCTGATATTCGTGGACGTTTTGTGGTAGGATACGATTCTTCAGCACCTGATTATAATGGAATTTCTAATCAAAAAATTGGCGGATCTGAAAAAGTGACACTTACAACCAGTCAAATTCCATCACATGATCATACCAATAATCCTATCTTTAATAAATTATCAGCCAAAGCAAGTGATATTGACGAACAGGCATCACCCGGTTCCATTGACGCCATTAATGCAGGAAGGGAATATAATGTTGGAAGTATGACAGAGCAACGGTGGAATGATGCTACAATTCAAAGTGTAGGAGGTGGACAACCGCACGAAAACAGACCTCCATATTTTGTCCTGGCATATATAATCAAAGTAAAATAAATACAATTATGGTAAATTTACAACAAATCATATCGTGGTTTCAAACTGGACTTTTTCCGACAGCAGACCAGTTCAGGCAGACATGGTTGTCTTTTTGGCATAAATCCGAAAAAATTCCACAATCACAGATTTTCGGACTTCAGGAAACAATTGAATCGGCTACACAGGGTTTGATTTGGAAAGACCAGGTTGCTAATGTTTCTGACTTGGCAACTACTTATCCGAATGCAGATAGAGGATGGGCAGCGATGGTTACTTCAGTTGGGTATATTTATTCATTTAATGGTACTGCTTGGGCAAATACCGGATTAAGGGCTTTTCCTGCTGACGTGGCAACACAAGATGATTTGGCTCAATTAGGGCGCGATGTAATGGATAAATTCCTTCCCGATCGTTCATTTAGTGGATTCATAAATATTGATTATGACCATGCAGCAACTCATGGCGTAGATGATAATTTTACTGGTTATGAGAAAAGCAAAATTTATGACTGTGGGTGGATAATGATTTTTGAGGCTTCCGGAAGATTAGAAATTAGTGGTGCAAATCCTTCTTATATCTTATTTTTCAATGATTTAAATCCATCATCACAATCATTTATTTCTGTCGTATCGGCTTCTCTAAATCCGCTAATTCCAAATAACGCTAAATTAGCATTAGTAAATTTTATAAAGTCAGAAAATCCAAATGGATTGCTGAATGCAAAAGCGATTCAAATTGGGAGCGGCGAAACAAGAAAATATGTAGAAGAAATTAGGAAGGGAACCGTTGGAGATTTATATACCGTAAAAGGTTATGCTGTAAGAACAGACGGCACTGTAACCTCATCAGTTTCTGGAATTAATGCAACTGAATTTTTACCTATTACAGGAAAAGTAGCAATTAGTGTGAATGGATTTCGGCTTGCTGCTAATAATTTAACTCCTGTAGCATTTTATGATGCAAATTATCAATTTTTATGGGCATACGACGGCCCGGAAAATGCTGATAATGTCTATGTTGTTGAGACTGCTAATATACCGGTTGGTTCTCGCTATATCAGATGTACAGAAGAATTAACTGTCCCATCAAGAAATGGCAAAATCATAGGTTTTAATTTAGCTGCCTTATTAGACCATCAAAATTTCAATCAGAAAAATACGTTCGGAGAATTCTTTGTATTAAAACGCATGGCGGTAAGGGGTAATGGAACGGTAACGGAAAGTACATCCGATAATATTTATGCTACGTTATTTTTACCGCTCGATAAGAGTCAAGATTTTGTAGTAAATGGTCATGTAATAGTTAGTACAAATACAGTACCGTACGCATTTTACGATAAAGAATTTAAATTTATTTCTGCATATTCCGATACTACAATTACAGGTCAAACTAAAATTTTTGTAGTCGAAAAAGAAAATATTCCAGAAGATGCAGTTTTTGTAAGGTGTACAGGTGCAATAAATTTAAATCCCAGAATCGTATCCGGAGTTTCCATTGCATCAGCAATAGAATTTACTAATAAGCAAATAAATGCAGCTATAATAGATAGGCATGTAATTCTGGAAGAAGTACCAACTGGACGTAATTTATTAAATCCATCTAAAAATTTAATTGGTTATACGATTACTATCAGTGCGGATGTTCCTTCAATTGCAAGTTTATTAGTTAACGATTTTGGTATTATTTCAAATCGTTTAAGACTAAAAAATGCAGAATATTACACAATATCTGGAATTATTCCCAATCCGAATTCTAACAATGTTCGTATTTTACATTGTAAAGGAGATAATGAGATATTATCTTTTCAGACATTCGATCGCGCTATCGGAAAATTAATGATTATGCTACCTGCTGATTATGAATATTCTTTACTTTCTATAAAAAATAACGATACTGCTATTTATAATCCGGATGTTGCTCAGTTGGAACTCGGTGAAATAGCTACTACATTTGAGCCTTTTTCAGGAAAATATGTCGTTAGAAATATTGATATAAGTGAAGAATTAGAAAAATATGCAGAAATAGGTAAGCATGTAATTTTAAAGCCTGTTCCTAAAGGACGTAATTTCTTAAATCCGGATGAAAATCTAAATGGTTATGCTGTATCTGTAAGCGTTGATAGCATATTATCAGTAGTTCACAATACAAATGGTATATTGTCTAATAAATTTGTCTTAATAAATCGAGAATACTATACAGTATCCGGTATAATACCGAATCCTGCAAGCGATTATGTTTATCTTGTACATTATGATATAAATGACAAAGCAATAGGTGATGGCTGGCAAAGATTTTTGTTAAGCGATGGTGGCGTACTACAGGCTGTATTACCTTCAAATTATAGTTATTCGAGATTATCATTGAAAAATGTAGCAGGAGCAACTTACAATCCAAATGCGGCACAACTTGAAATTGGTCGATTAGCAACACCTTTTGAGCCATTTTTAGGTATTGCGTATTTGGTTACTAATATAGAAGGTGGAGAAATAAAAACCGGCGGCTATCGACCTAATATGATGCTATTCGGTAACTCAACGGCATATCCAAAAAACACATGGTTTTTAGATGCCTGTGCTATGCTTGGCGTAAAGGGCTATAATTATGCACAATCCGGGCAACTGATTTATCAGTTCGCAAACATGTATAAAAATAGGGATGCTGATCGTCCATACGGAGAAGTTTTCACACATGCAGAATTTAATGATTTTGAAGTGTTGGTGTTATCTCACTCTAATACAGTACCGGTACACATTGAAGACAGATTACGAGAAAAAGTGTCTGATTACGCAGATTATGAATTTATACCGGACAATGATTTTTCAATGGCATGGGATTATGTACTTAAACAATATCGTTTAGATTGTTACAATGCAAAATTTGACCCTGAAAGTCTTTGGTACAATACACAGGAGGGCAAACCATGTTATATAATCGCAGTTACTTGGCCATCCGATAGTAGGACAACTTATAATAAGTCTATTCGTATTTTACAGAAGAAATGGGGATTTGCACTCATGACATTTGATGAAAATGCTTTGTTTTCGAGCAATGTACCATTCGAAGTTTTGATACAACCAACAGGAAGTCCAGGTCACCCAGATTACATGGCATCTCACATGCCCCCAGTTTTACATTCAAATTGGGAAGTTAATCCAACAGAGTGGCAAAATAATGTCGTTAACATGTATCATCAGAGTAATCGTACAGGCTCACCGATCCAGAGAAGGATGGCGTTACAATTCTATTCTTTTGTATTAAATGGGATGCGGTCGGTATATCCTGAACCGGATACACAAAAAATTACAGGACAATATTTTAAGAATGAAAATAAGGCAATTAGATATTCTGATGGCGTAGAAATAACGCAGAATGGATTTTACACTACTGATTTTATACCAATTAATAAATCGCAAGATTTAATTGTAGATGGTTATCAAAATATGCCAGGAACTATTACTTTTTGTGCTTTTTACGATAGTAATAAAAATTACATAGATGGTATTACTAATGCAGGTATAAACAGTGATTTTAATACTTTATCAAATGCATGGATAGCAAACTGTGTAATAAAAAAAGCACGATTCAACGCAGGTGGTGAATTTGCTAACGCATTTTATTTTCGCTGTACTGATTTAAATAGGCGTGGTGAAATTAAAAATACAAGCATGCAATATTTGTTAGATAAATTAATGAAATTATGTACTGCTACAGGAATACCTTTTGAAAATTTATAATTCAAAATGGGAACGATGTGAACTATTTTTATATAAAAAAAGATTATGGATATACAAATGAAAATCATTAACAAAGTGGGGATTGATAAAGTGCTCCACTTTTTAGCAGGCGGCTGGTTAGCTGCTTTTGCACCACATAAGATGTGGTTAGTAGCAATATTAATTGCTGTTGTTGTAGGACTTTTAAAAGAGCTTGTTGATGTCTTTATAAGGAAAAGCTCATTTGATAAGTGGGATTGGCTGGCTACTGTTTTAGGAGGGTTGGTTACAGCGGTATTTGTTGTATTTGGAATAATGTAAAAAAGGAGGTATAAAAAACCCCCGCCATTCTTAACGGCTCTCACCCCGTTAAAACATTTAAGGTGTATGCGCACCACTGACAGAGGCTATAAGCCTTTGCAAGGTGCGCATACACCTTTTTTCGATAAAATTGTGAGAGTTGCAAAAGTACAAAAATTAATAACGAAATAAAAATATGAAACAAAATTATAGATTAAAAACGCCTATAACTTATTACGGCGGCAAGCAAGGGATGTTAAAACATATCAGACCGTTTATTCCGCAACACGAATTATATTGTGAACCATTCGCAGGCGGAGCAGCAGTCTTTTTCGATAAAGAACCGGCAAAAGTGAATGTGATCAATGATTTGAACGGAGAGTTAATTAATTTCTACAAGACTGTAGTAAGCAATCTTGACGAATTACGAATAGAGGTTAGTAAAACCCTACATTGCCGCAATCAGCATCAACATGCCTGGTATATATACAATAACCCTGATTATTTTAGCAATGTACAACGTGCATGGGCGGTATTTATTCTGAGTAAAATGGGATTCGCCGGGCAACTGTCATCCAGCTTTGGGTTTGACAAGTCAGAAAGCCGTCATCCGCGAAAAATGCACTGTGCAAAAGAAATTTTCACTGACGATTTAAAGAATTTACTTGAACATTCTACAATAGAATGCGATGATGCTTTTACAATTATACGCCGTTACGACTGTCTTAATGCTTTTCACTTTATAGATCCGCCTTATGTTGGGAGTGATATGGGACATTATAGCGGCATGTTTAATGAGCAGAGCCTCAAAGAACTGTTAGAACTATGCTCCACACTACAGGGAAAATTCATGCTTACAATGTATCCAAATGAATTAATCAAAGATTTTACAGAGCGTTTTGGGTGGAAAATTCACGAAGTCGAACGACAAGTGTCTGCATGTAAAACCCAATACAGAAGGCGACAATTAGAATGGATGATATGTAATTACTAAAGGCTATTTAACCACTCTTGAAATGTTTTTTAAATAGCGCAGACAGAGGTCAATTGCATTTTTTTTGTACAATTCATTTTAAAATTTTGCACATTTTATTTTTTCAATTATACAAGTAGGTCATACAGGCAAATGTCTTGAGATGCAAACGCCGGATAAAATAGAAATATTGTCGCCCCACTATTGCAGTTGTTGCGGAGAAGACCT